GATATAACCATAACCACCAGAACAATAAACGCCAACAGAATCGAGATCTATTCCAAGAGAAGATGTAATAGTTTTATCGCTTGCCATTATCAAAGAAGATGCTGGCATTGTGGATAAACCAGAGAATATGCCATCGCCACACGCATTTGATAGCATTCCGTCTAATCTAAGAGCGGTAATATTTATATCTGATCCTAATAGGTACTTTCCGAATCCCAGCTTTGCCCATCCACTTTTAAATGCCGCTACAAGTGGGATACCATCATCAGTAATTCCATCTCCAACTGCTCCGAACCATTCAACAGGGCAATAGCGATATCCAATGTTTACAGTTCCGATATTTTGGAATGGTCCCCAATTTAGCCAGTATATATTATCAGGGACAACAACATCAATATCTATAGATTGTGCCAATGCGTTTACAATCATTACGCATCCTGGAACTACATCTAAGTGCCTACCCGCTAAAAAAGTGGGAATGATTCCTGAGCTATGTTTATCCAGAAGATATGTCTGCCCAGCTATACCGGACGCCGCCGCCCACTTGTCGAGCATTGAATCGAAACTCGCGCCACCCATCCAGGAAAACGGAATCACTGGCGTATCAATCCCGGCGAACAGCGGCTGGAGCGTGCCCCCGAAGCACGCCGCCGATCCGGCGAAGATGACGCCAGCCGGGATAGTCAACGTCACCGTGCTTCCGGTCGCCGTAATGCCTGCTGCCTCTCCGCAGGACACGCGCGCGTCCGTCGGGATCGTCGTGTTCGATGTGACGCGGCTGTATCCGCCCTCGAAATGGAGCCTGGCCTTCAACGTTGCTGAAGCCGCAAACGCGATAGCAAGTTGCGTATCATCCGCCGTCGTGCCGTCCATTTTGCAGCCGTACCAGCGAGGGTCCACGGTCTCACCACGGACGCGCACCCACCGGCCCGATAGCGGGAGCGTAGAGGGGGCAAGGATCGTTCCGTCGTCGTCTGCCGTGGTCTCCAGTGCATCCCACACGAAAAGGCCTGCACCGCCGTCGCCATTGGCTGCACGGCCTTGCAGGACAGCGGCCCGGAAGTCGTCGCCATCAAAGCCGCGCATGTCGTCGTATGTTTCGAGAACCAGCGTGGTCCCGTCCCCGATCATCGCGGCGTTTCCGATGCCGTCAACCGTTGGTCCGATCTGGACCGCGTTGGCGTCGAAAAGCTGGACGCTGTAGAGGCCATCGAGGAAGACATTCGCCCGGCCCGAAGCATCGAGCGTGACGGTGGTTCCCGCCGCCGTGACGCGCTGGTAGTCGGAATAGACCGCTTTGGGATTCGACGTGCCGACCTCGAAGAACTTGAGCACACCACCGGCTAGGGCGGTGTCTCCGGCTTCTGTGAACCACTGTGCAGGGACTTGGCCGAGGTAGAAGAGAATCAACGGGAGCCCCGCGTGTAATAGGTGTCTGATGGAGAAGATAGCAGACTTCCGAGCCCTCGAAAGGTCGAAACTGGACGCGCTGCGGATTCTTCGCGAGGTCGCCCGTATTTGTCATATGCGACCTGTGCGGCCTGTCGCTCTAGGCGGGTCGTGGCGCGGTTTCTAGATGGGCCTTGATTGGTCCCTGCAAAGTGTGTGATGTTCGGATCGTTCGGGTCGAACGTGCCACGGTTGCCGGTCGCGGATTTGATTTGGGTGGGTTTGAATGGAATAAATGTTTTCCCACCATTTTCAAAGTCATTATGGATAATTCCATCAAACGCTGTTGGCTTAATTAGCCCTTGATAATACTCGCCGCCAGAATAATTTCCAAGAGACCGCAACAATGGCGAAGATTCCAATAGCGGAGTATATAGCTCATGATTAACATTAAGCCCGCTCAGTTCAAGCGACTCTATCCCACTCCAAAAATCTTTATCGCTCCCATTTACTGCAATATCTCGCATGTCTTCAAATTCGTTTCTGTCTGTAATATCCTCCACTAGGGATAGTGCCCTGTCTTTATCCCCATTAAAGAATTGCTCAAATGTTGTATTTTCGTTGATTGGGTTGCGTATTGACAGATGGGTATTGGTAACAGCGCCATCCCTAAACTTCCTCGCGAGCTCAGATCCGGGAGGCTGCCCAGTTGTCGCGTAAGCTGTAGCAACATCTGGATCAGATGAAAAATACCCAGCCCCAAATCCTCCTCCTCGTTCGGGGCGTTTTGTGAAAGCGTCTACAGGATCTGCTCCACCATGGTACACCGTCAGCGGCTTCCCCGCCTTGTCTACAACTTTCGAGTCACCAAACCAGTTGCGGAAGTTCGCGGCGCGCTCTTCTGGGGAGATCATAGACCGCTTTCCGCCCTTCGCCATCCCACCTAGTCCGAGCAGTACGCCCATGCCTGCGCCCGTGCCAATGTCCGCTCCGTTCACGCCTCCCGTGGTCGCGTACTGGTCCGCTGCCATCCCCGCCGCGTTGGTCCCGAGATCCGCCGCCATGCCGACCAGAGGGCGAGCGCCGCGAAGGAGTGATCCGAGCCCAAACCCCACAGGTGTCAACGGGTCGCGAAGGATCGCGTCGGCCATCTCGTCACCCTCACCCTGTCCCGCAACGTAGCGCGGCCCAGTGCGTCCGAGTGCGTCAAGGTACGATTCATCGCCCATGCGCCCCAAGGAGGCATAGGCGCGACCTGGAAAGCTCGCAACGTCCAGCCCAGCGCCAAGCAATGCGCGCGGGTGAAACGGGTTCATCCCGGCAAGCTTCGAGGAGCGAGGGAACAGAGATTCAGCGAGGCCAGACATGGATTACCTCGCGTTGTCGGTTTGAGATTGGAATAGCATCGATCCGAGCGTTGGCGCGGCCTGGACGCCTCGACCTGTCGCCTGGGCTGCGCGGCCAGCCTCCCACAAGTGCCGAGCGAGAGCGGGAGATCGGAGATAGCGGACAAGTGCCGCCGTTCCGAGCGCTCCACCAAGCCCCGAGGCAACACCGTTTTGCGAGCCTGCCGCACCTCCGACAAGAGGAGCCATGATGTCGAGCGCGTAGTTCCCGCCCCGAACGTCTGCGGCGCGTTGGAAGGCGTCCGCACCAGCATACCATGGTGCTACCTGCGCGTCCGCTGCGGCGTAGGCCGGGGACACTTCCGCGATCTGCGCACGGATGGCGCGGTCGGCACCTTTCGCCCCTGCACGCGTTCCGGCTTGAGGCGCAACCGCCTTCGGATCGCGGCCCGGATAGGCGGCATCCTGCATTGCGGATTTCAGGCGGTGCGCCGGGATCACGGGGCGCGTGACATCGGGGATCGGCTCGTAGTAGTCGGGAAGTTTTTCGAATCCCGAAATGATATCCTTTTGACCAACGATTCGCGGGACGGTCACGCGCTCGTAAAGAGGTTCGCCAAACGGCCCCAACGCCTGCGAACCCTTGTACATGATGGGTGCGCCGCGCTCTGTGAATTGCTGGACAACATCCTTCTTCCCGATCTGCGGTACGTATCGCCCCTGGTACGGGATATTCGCCTGCCTCAGAGCTTCGCGCCCTGGTGCATCGCGGTAGAGGAGTTTCGCGCCAAGCCAGTCGTTCACATTGGAAATGTCATCTTCGCCAAGAGCCAGCTTGCCTTCGTCCACCTCGCCACGCAACGAGCGGGAAGCATCACGCATGACCTGGTCCATGTTGACTGTTGCGCCCGTCCGCTCTGCCTCTGCGATGGCTGGAGCATACGCGGCCTCGGTGCGCGTCTTCATGCGCCCGATGTATCGCTCCCCCGCCCCGCCTGGGGTCATGGTAAACATTCCTGCGGCTTCTGGAAGCAATCCAGCGTCCATCGCCCTGTAGAAACCTTCAAGCTCCGTCGTGGTAGGCTTGACCATTTGGCGAAGCGCCTGGACGCCTCCACGCTTCAATCCAGCGCCAAGCCCTTCGAGCATTGGTCCAGCCCCAGCCATGACCGGAGCCGCCGCGAATGTACCGAGCGCCCGCCTGATGTTCGGGGCCTCGCCACGGGCCAACCGGTCAGACTGCGAAAGTCCAGCGATGGCCGCGCCTCCTGGAGTCGCTTTGGCTGCTGCCCGGACTGCCTGCATGGACCTGGATCCAGCATTCGCGCCAAGCTCGACACCAGCGGTAGCTCCTCGCAACCATGCGGGAGCCGCCGAAGCAAGCCAGGCGGGAAGACGGAGCGCGGGAGCCGCGACACTGGGGGCCAAAAGAGGATCGCGCAGGATATTGTCCGTCACGCTCCATGCGCCCGAAGCGTCCTGTGGGGCCTCGGTTCGCGCCATTGCCTCGCTGTAGCTTTCTCCCTCTGGCCTGGTCATGGACGCATAGGCGCGGCCAGGGAGGGAGGAGATATCGCGCCATGCGGCATCAAGAGCGCGGGGCGCGTAGGCCGGAGCGTCGGCGTTTTCGGATGAGAGAGGAAAAAGCGATTCGTACCAAGCTGGCTCTGGCTTTGGTGCGAGATCTTGCGGCTGTGGAGTAGACGGAAGCGAATCGACCGCAACGCCGTCCGAAGGAGGAACAAATTCCACCGCATCAGCGGGAGGCACGAACGCGACTGGTTGAGCGCGAGGAGATGACCTTCCCGGCATAGTCCGACTGGTCATCGTGCGCCGCCTTTCTTCCACGTCTTGCCGTTTGGATCTTGCAAGGTTTCCCCCGGCTTGAGCGTGGCCCAAATCGTGTTGAACTCCTGTTGATTCCGTGCGGATCTTGCGGGAGCGGATGGGGGCGCGGCGGGTTGTCCTCCTCCAAATGTCTTTCCGCTGTATTCCTCGAACGCTCGGGCAGCACGGTCGATTGCCTGGAGCTTCCTGGAAACGACTTCCTTGGAGTCCCCCATGCGCGGTACGTTGGCCCGGATCTTCTTCCCAAATTCCTGTTCCCCGATGGCCGCGCCGGACTCGAAGCGGAGTGCCGCCTGGGTCAGTTGGTCGGCAGCATTGTTCCAGATCTGCGCATCCTGCGAGGCAAGCCCACGGAGAGGAGCGGCGAGACCTTCGGCCCCTGCCATCGTGATAGACGCACTTCCCTTTGCGCTGGTAGGGTCGAAACCCTTCCCGAGCAGGTTTTTGAAATCTCCGAGAGAGGCGGAAACCTCCTGCCCGAATAGGACGGCTTTTGCCTGCCCCTCATTGATCTTCGGCTTTGCAGCTTCGCGTATCGCCTGCTCCTTCTGGAGATCGAGCTTTTGCAGGTCGATTCCAAAACCAAGCGTTGCCATCCTGCGCTGGAATTCGCGCTGGGTTTCCGCTTCGGTCATCCCCTGGATCTTTGCCTCACGCTGGAAGGCCATCCATTCGCGGGAAAGCGCATCTTTGTCCTGGACGCGGGAAAGGTTCGCGAGTTGGATCTGTCGCCCGATGTCCTGGTCTCGGAACTTCTGCTGCTTGTCGATAGGCAACCCACGTTCTGCCGCCGCCTGAACCTGCGCCATGTCGGTTGCGCCGATGCGCTGATCTCCGATCGGAAGCTGTGCTTCAGGCGCGGGGAGGATCGGAGCGGGGCGCCACTTTTCAGGGAGCCATGGGACGACGGCCGGCGCGTCCTTGGGTTGCGTGAACGTCTTCCACGCGGTCGACTCGCCGGAGCTGGCCACGGGCAGGTCAGCAGTCGGAAGGCCAAGGCGGTTCACCTCTCCCAACACCGTCGCGTAGTCCTCGGGGGTCTTCGCGGTGCCGAGGATCTGCCCACGGAGTGCGTACTGCGATGCAGCGAGGTCAAGCGGACGAAGGGCAGTTTTTGCCGTCTCTGCCGCCTGTCGCCTTTGCTCTTCGGCTTGCGCTCTCGCCTCTTCCTGCTTGGCAAGTTCCATTGCCTGCCTGCGCTGTTCAGCAAGCTGTCGAGCCTGCTGGATCGCCATGATGTCGCGAGATGCACCGGAGAACCCGCTACTGAGACCTCCGACAACGTCTGACAGTGGAATGTAGGCCATTATTGCCATCCTCCCTGCAAGTAGCCTAGCCCTTGCCCCAGACCCTTGAAAAGCTGTTCCTGTCCGGAAGACTTGTAGGCGGAAGACGTGTTTGCCCCCTGGATTCCAAGGGAACCGATCTGGTTTGCTGTATTTGCTCCGAGCGATCCCGTCGTCGTGGCCGCACTCATGCCAAGATTCGAAGCGGACATCAAGCGATTTGCGGCATCCTGCGAAGCTCCGTATGTACGGTTGTAGGCATCAGTAGCGCGTCCGTAACGTGTATTTTCATCAGTTTGATAACGGTTATACGCCTTATCTTCAAACTGCGCGGTCTGCCCCATATTCTCCTTGCTAATGGCCCGGAGAACACCGCCACCGCCAAGAACGCCACGAGCGGCGGCGCTAGCTTCAAGCGATTTATTTGCTTGATTTAGAGCTTGCTGAAGACTTGAGTCTTCTCCTGCATTGTATGAATAGTCCTTTGCCTGAAAATCGAATTCAGGGGCATTATATGCACCAGATTCAAGGCCTGCTTGTAATGCATTCGCAGAATAGTCTCCAAGTCCGCGATATGAAGCAAGATCAGCGCGAGTGGTATCGTACTGCCTTCTCTGCTCATTGATTGCCGCCTGTGTAGCCCTTGCATTTTCGCGAGCAGCGCGGTTGGCAGAACTCATTCCGGCTAATCCAGAAATTACAGAAAGCCCGCCAAGTCCAAGGGTGACCGGATCCATTATTCGCCTCCAGCGATGTAGGCCCCTGAAATCAGGAGCGGGGAAGATGTGGATAAGGTGGGAAGCGAAAGCGATGTTCCGCTTGCTGTTGCAATCCCTTGCACTATCCCGCTTTGTGCGACCACGATTCCCCCGTCTACTGTGGCCTGTACCGGGAGGCCCACCGAGGTAACGCCCTGTGTTGCGCTCCAAGCGCCTGAGGGGGTGATCGACAAAGAGAAATATACGACAGAACCGACGCGAACGTATCGTGCTTCTGTCGTTGCCGTACCTAATCCGCCAATGACGACGGGATCCCATGGTTTGATGGTCTCGGACCGTCGGATCCAGTCCGAGACGGCGCGAAACCACCGTTGCCATGTGGGAGACGGAAGTTTGTCCGTGATCGCGGTCGTGGTCGGTGCGTGGTCAAGCATCGAGCACCCGGACCTTTCCGCGAGCCCCTGCCCATGCGAACGGGACGGGGTCGGTCATTTCGATCCGGTAGACGCGGTCCCGAGCCTGCCCGAGCATGACGAACCGCGCCCGGATGTCGTAGTTTCCGAGTCGCCCTATCTTGACGTGCTGGACTCCGTAGAACTCGCGGCCACCGTCGTTGGACCACGACAAGATGAAAACGGGATCTTCGCCATGGCCCTGAACAAGGCCCTCGCCCATGCGGCCCCACAGCTCGAAGTCGGCGTGCTGTACCATCTTGCCGCCTGAAACGAGGTGTGGCATCGTCCGACGGCGCTTGATGTTCCATTCGCCTGAAGCGTCCGGCTTCTGGTCCTTCCAATGGTCGCTGGAGAGGCGGTAGACGGCGTTTCCGTTGGAGTCGCCCATCAGCATCTTCCCGAACGCGAAACATCCGTATGTGCCGCGCCATCGCTTCAGCTCGCCCGTGTCCGGGTTCATCCAGGCGCGTTCGTGCCACTCGCCCAAGTCCACATCGTAGACCACGGTCTTTTCAGCCGCCGCGACGGTAAGGACGTAGAAGGTATGCCCGTTGAAGCTGTGGACGTGCGCAACAGATCCAGACAGATCGCCTGCGTCGGAAAGGATTCCTTCGATCCCCCTGGTGGAGATCGGCGCAACGGTGTAGCCATTCGAGCGGAACACGCGCCCATGCCCATCCTTGCCAGCGCCGACGAAGATCACAGAATCTCGAGCCACCGCGATGGAATGGGGCGCATCGGTGCCAACGTCGAGCGCGACTGACTGGACCGGAGCGAACTGCTGGTCTGCTTCACCGGTGGAGTAGAATACCTGCCCCGAAAGCGGTCCGAAGGCCCAAAGCTCTCGACCGTTCGCGATGACCGACGCCACCTCGTCCGGGGAAGCGTAGGCCGATGTCCGATTCAGGAGAGGCCATGCGGTACCGTCAAGCAGTTCGGACCAGCGGATGAAGAGCGAGCCCGGTTCATAGGTCAGGAAGTATCCATCGATGAATGCAACTTGGTTGGCACCGTTCGGGAACTCCGCATCCGTGATCTCCGTCAACGTGTTCGCCACGAAGTCGAATGTGTACCCCGCGCCGCCGTCCAGAAGAATCAAGTGGTTCCCATTGTCCGACATCCCGATCGGCCCGGACGCGGTGCCGATATTGCCACGCGCTGTCCTAGTGCCGTTCTCAAGCAGCTCGTAGAGGGTAGCCCCTGCGACCTGGAACACACGTCCGGAAGCGGCCCGGTACATCCCACGGCACGCTCCGGATGACGTTTCGACGCACTCGACGCGGAGCGCTGGCGTCGGGATCAGAATACGCGTAACAAGGGCGGATTCTGTCGCCGTCTCGATGTACATGTTGATTTCATCATCCCCGCCGATGCCGGGAATGTTCGATCCATACGCCGGAGCGGTCAGGGGAAATTCCATTACTCCTCCTTGTTTGGATCTGCGTTGTGGTAAACGCCGATCTTCACAATCTCAAGCGCACCAATCACTTCCGCTATAGTCAAGAACCCACAATACTTGTTCACGACTTCTTGGAGGTCTCCCGTCAGCAGCGAGATTGTTGGTTCTCCATCCATCTATCGCTCCTCGGTATCGTGATCGATGTAGGCCGTCCCCGTGAGCATTTCATCAATGTGGAGCAACGGAGGTGGACCGGAATTGGCGCGAGCGCGCAACGCGGCATAGGCGCGTTCAGCGGTCGCCACAGTGGACGATCCTGGGTCAGACCCGAACTTGTCTGCCATACGAACGGCCAGCATGCACTCGAACATCTCAAGGTATTCGTCCGGCTCAGGGATCAAATCGGAAAGGTGCGCGATGTTGGCGAACGTGGTGCGCGCAAGAATGCGGACGGTTCCTGATGCAGGAGCGGGCCACAGGTATACGGAGTAAGGTTCCCCCTGCTTCTGCGCCCAATAGATCGGAGACCCGCTTTCAGCCGCCGCCAAGAGCCTGAATTCATCGAGCGTCACTTCATCCGGCGCCGTCACGGTATCGCCGTCGAGGATGGAAACGGAGCGAACACCAAGGATGCGCCCGGCAATGTCGCCGCCAGTTCCGACCGTGTACGAGCTTGCGCCATGCGCCGATGTGGTGAGTTCCTGAAGGCCGAAGCATGCGACGCCCTCGGCGGACATCTGCGCCCGCATCATGTTGAGCGTTCGAAGCCCTATCTGCCCAACTGCAGCGGTGGGAGGCTCACCAATTGCGTAGACCTTGCAGCGTTGCAAAGCTCCGACGACAATATCGTAAGCGGTCGCTGGCATGGCGGATTACTCCTTGGCCTTGGGAGGCCGCCCGCGCCCACGCTTGGGCGTCTCATCGCCTTCGGTCGCCTCGTCTTCCCACGCCTCGGGCGCATAGGTGTCCTTGTGGCCGGATGCGATGGCGGCGTCATAGCTATCGTCGTCGTGGTGCAGTACGGCATCCTCGATATTCGGCCCTGCGAAACTGTAACGCGACATGTTCTGTCTCCATAGAAAAAGAAAAGCCCCACCCCATTTCTGAGGTAGGGCTATGTAGGGTCAGCCGAAGACGCGAACTCCCCATTCAGGGCGCATCACCTTGGTTCCGAAGAACACGTCGATGCGCGTGGTGAGCTCGGCCTCGGACTGGCTCCAGTCGCGAACGAGACGCATGGAAATGCCGTCCGAAACGACGCGCTCGGCCATGTCGGTTCCCTTGGGCAGAATCAGCGGCACGGTTGCCAGCGTGATCGCCTTGGGGGTGAAGACGAGGTTCTGAGCGGTGACGGTGTTGGCGGCACCAAAGACCACGATTGGAGCATCATCGGCGGGAACTGCGGACACGTTCTGGTAAGCGCCTGCCGTGATGATCGCGGGCGACACGATCACAGTGGCGTTGCCCGAAGCGTCGGAACTGACATCAGCGGTCACGGTGAACTGCTTAAGGTAGCTCCTGGTCTGCTTGGTGAGCTGGTCCACGTCGTACACGCCTGTGATGGTGATGACGTCGCCAGCCTTCAGGCGAGCAGCGGCGGCGGAGGTCCATCCGTCGGTGAGCAGGGAAGTCGTCTCGGCGGTTCCGGTGGTGATTCCTTGGCTTGCGCCCTTGACCAGCGGGGTTCCGCCGAGAGGCCCGACCGTATGAACGGGAACGTGCGTCGATTCGATCCACTCAAGACCAGCGGCGCGACCCATGTACCCGTTCAGGTACTGGTCAGCGATCTGCTTGTTCGGAGACAGAAGCCCCTTCAGCGCTTCAACCATTTCAGCAGACGCGTCGGTGTTGACGAACGCATAGAGCGAATCGCTCTCAGGGACCAGCGCGTTTACCAGCTTGCCGCGGGCGAGGTTGAACGTCTTGAGCGAAGAGGGAGTGGTGCCAGCAGTGCCGACAGCCTTCGGGAACGCCTTGTACGCTTCGTCGGCGATCTTCTGATCGACCTTCGCGGCGAGCTTGGCGGCTGCGGGCTTGATGAATCGCCCGCTGAAGTCGTCGATGGAGAGCTGAAGCTCCACGTCGGTGAACTTCAGATCCACGCCGTACATGGTATCGACGGAGAATGAGCGCTTTCCTTCGTCGGGAGTCACGAACGACGCGGTGCGGCCCGTGCGAACTGCGACTTCCTGGGGAGTCTTGACCTCGATGGTCGTTCCTCCCTTGGATACGTCGCCAGACTGTTCGCCGAACTTGTCGGTGTACTGCTTGTCCACCACCTTGGCGTACTTGGAGTACCCCTTGAATTCCTTCATGAATTCCTTGGCGATGATCGAACTGGTGAGCAATGCCATGATGTTTTCTCCTACTTGAGGCCAGAACGTCGGGCGGCTTCGTACTCTTCGACGGTGCCGTGTGCCGCGACTTCGGCCAGTGTTCTTGTAGCCGGTGCTGCTCCGCGCACCGTGCGCGTGGCAGCAGGAGCGGCCTGCCTTGGTGATGCGCTCGCCGGATTCTGTCCGGTGGGCGTCGGCTCCTTCCGTGCGAGGATCTGAGCTTCCAGCCTTCCGAGTTCACGCGCAGCAGCGATTGGGTTGCCCTGCAACCTCTCAAGCGCGCGCATGTCGTCGGTGAGCTCAACGACGAGATCGATTGCCGCTGGACTGGACATGATATCGAGCCAGATCGACGGATGAACCGACTGGACGATATCGGGATCGTTGAGAGCCAACACGCGTTCATCGATATCCGGAACGTACGCCTTCGCTGTCTGCTGAGCTTCGACGAAGCTCTGCGTGACAGCTTGAGCGTGCTCCTGGAATCGCGTCTGCCGCGTTTCGGCGCTCGTCTTCTCCACCGCGCGGCGCTCTGCGATGCGGTCGCGCTCCTCGGCCCACTTATCAAGGTCCGCCTCGTACTCGTCGCGAGTCTTGTCGGCATAATCCTCGACGCGCGGCTTCTTCGGCCCTGCGTCCTGCTGGGGCGATGGCGTCGCGCCATTCTTCCCGGCTCTGAACGCTTCCAGTTCGGCCTTCAGGGCGGCATTCTCGTCGCGGAACGCGTTGCGCTCGCGGCGGACATTGACGTGTTCATGGAGAGGCACGAGCTTTTGGTAGCCGCGCCTTTCTTCCTGCTTCTGCCCCTGTTCCTCGCTGGTGCCATTCTTGATCTGATCATTCGTTTCAGGCGCTTCCACGTTGGACGGCTGCGCCGATGGCTGGTTCTCGATAGACTCTTCACTCACGGTAGACCCCTCTCGGATCATTGGATTCACCCGGCCCAAGCTCCAAAACCATCGCCGGGGGGAATGGTTCGGGTTCGTTCAGCGAATCATTCAGGACGGCCATTCCGGCATCGTGCGCGCTCTTGCGAGTGTCCGATTCCTGCGCCTGTGCGCCCTTGATGTTCGCGAGTTCAATTTCCGTCTGACGGTCGAATTCAGCGAGGTAGAACCTCGTTTCACGCTCGATCAATGCGAGTTGCTTCCGCGTCTCTGCTTCGAGAAGAGCGGCCTGGAGTTTTTCCTGCGACGCCACGCGGGACGCTTCGACGGCCTGCGCAAGCCGGGCGCGTTCATCGTTCAATCGCTCGATTTCCTTGGACATCTCGCCCACCGCAGCGACAAGCTGCTGGACCTGCGCGTCCTTCTGGTCTTCTGGCGTAGGATCCTTCGGCTCGATGATTCCTTGCTTCTCCATGCCTCTGCGGATGCGGTCGGCAAGCTCGTTGCCTCCCGGCATATTGATCGCTTGCGCCAGGATGTCGGCACCGTAGGCACCGAACTGCGGGAACGATTGTCCGATGGCCTGCAAGAGACTCGCCGTCTCTTCGCGGCGAGTCGAGAACGACGGTCCGGAAGTGACGATGACGCCGTAATTCCCTGCGATGAAATCCGCTTTTGCGGTTGATCCATCGCGCAAGCGCATCAGTCCGCCAACTTCCTGCGGAGTGATCTCGCCGTCTTCGCCCGCCAGCTGTACCCACCGCTTCGACGAATCGAGAGCAAGGACCAACTCGACGAGGATCAAAGACTCGATCCGGACAGCACGATCCAGAGCAGATCCGAAATGCAGAGTGGCAATATCGCCTTGAGCCTTGCGGGCCATGATCGCCCGCCCGCTCTGCTCGTTGCTTCGAGCTCCCATGGATGCGTCGTAGATACCGACCGCGGCCTTAATGTCGTCCACCGACTGCGCGGCCTCATTGGCCGCACCGGTGGGAACCTGCGCGGGGGCCGGGAATATTGGAGGGAATGACGGATCATTGACGCGGCGGTATGCGTAATTGCCTTCCGCGTCTGCCCACTCGGGATACACCTTACCATCGGCGTCCGTGATGGACTTTCCGTCAACGATAGCTGGAGGAGTCTTCTTGCTTTGGATCTGCTCCGCTACTTCCGACTTCCAGAAGTTCAGAAATCGCTGCGGCTCCTTCGCGTCGCGGATGACGCCCTTGAAATAGGTCTTCCCATCGACGAAATACTCTTCACCTGGGACGAAAACGAATGGGATCAATGAGGCTTGGAACTGCTCCGGCTCCCCGATGACTCCAGCGCCATCCATGAGCATCTGAAAAACGTTCCCGGACTCGTCTAAGTACCAGAACTCGCAGATAGTAACGCTGGATTCAGACGGCGCCCAGGTTGTCGATGCCCCGTCGTACTCGACAGGATCTCGCCCATGCTCGGCCTTGAACTCCTCGCGGGAGACGGATGACATGTACGCCAGATGCCGGATGTCGCTCCGGTCGGCGCGGATCGCTGCGGAGTCCCACACCACGGCAAGAGGGTCGCGTACGCCTTCGATTCGCGGCATCTTCTCGCCCTTGATGTCATCCACCACGATGCGATACCATCCGAACCCTCCAGCGACGGCGCACTCGAGCGCGGTGTCGCGGGCAGAGGAGGCATCGGACGCAATCTGGATCGCCCGAATGCGCTGGTCGATCAGTTCCGCGCTCGCCCTGATTGCTCCATCGCCAATGGGGTAGGCTCGCGCCGCACGCTCGTCCTGTCGTGCCGTGTTGACGACGTGGCGGATGTACGCTGGAAGACGGTTGTAGACCAGCGCGGGGCGCTTGCGGCGGCGACGGCGAGCGAGTTCGGCTTCGTCCCATTGCTCGCCAAGAATCGCAAACCTCACGTCGTCTAGGTAGGCTCGCCGGATGTGATCCAGCGCGGCGAGATCGGTTTCGATGGCCTTTTTTGCGGTTTGGAAATCCATCTATTACTAAAATAACTCAAAAACCACAAAAAACACAAACGATTACCACCCTCCGCCTTGATCGACTGGCGCGGGGGCGTCTCGCTGAAGCCCTTTCCCAGAAATCATCGGCTCAACGGCGTACCGGACGGCATCCCATCCGTGGTTGTGTTTGTCGACGATCTCAGGGCGGATGTCCTGGGTCAGCCTGTCGACCTTGTGTGACCAAAGTCGCGCCTCCTCCGCGATGTGCGGGCAGTCAGGGTGGATCACGATCCGGTCATGCGATCGGAGCCACGCGACGCCATCCTCGATGCTACCCGGCCATTTCCGGGCCGCTGTGGCCTTGGGAAATCCATGCTTGCGCAGGTACGAAATCGACTCGGGACGGGCTCCATCGCACCGCAGGGCGTTCTTCTCGATGTCAGAGAAGCGCATGAGCAGTTCGGGATACCTGTCGATGTCGGTCACCTCTGCGTTCCCGTCCTGGACCTCCTTGGAGCTTGCCACGGATCCCCGCGCCTCTCGCCGGATGTACAGGTCATTCGCGTGTCGCCAGACCTCGACAGCGTGCGTCGGGTCCTGGGAAAAGCCGAAGTCCATGCCGAAGTATGGGCCGTCCCAATCGGGGCGAGTTTCGAATCGCTCGACAACCCATTTGCCGCGAAGCACCTGGGAATCCGAGCGCATGAGCGGGAACCCCTCCCACACGTGCTGATATGCGTCCGGGTCAATTTTGGCAAGATGATCCTTTTCGGCCCGCAATACCTCGGGGAACCATGGGTTATCGCGCCAATTCACCTTCAATACCAGCGCGTCGGGCGGCGAATCATCAATAAATCGCTTGTATGTCGGATCCGTCTTTTCGCGAGGATTGAATGAAATAAATATTTGCGCTCCTGAATATGTACCGTCGCTCTTTTTTGCGCCTCTACCGCGAATTGTAGGAATCAGAATATCCCAGGATGCTTTCGAGACTGTTTCCGCTTCCTCAACCCAGCACCAATCGACGCCTTCCGCCGATTTGATCTTGGCCGGATCGGTGCGAATACCCGCGAAAGTGATTTCTGACCCGTTGGCGTGGAATATTCGCTCTCGCTGGACGGTCCATCCAGGCAAGCCCATTTCCTCGATTTGGTTGGCAAGGAGGCGATGCACCGAGTCCGCCAAGGATTCCTGAGTCTCACGTACGCAAAGGCCCTGCAACGGCTGTTCGGAACACGCCAGGAGCCTATCGCGGGCAATGGTCCAGGACTTCGAAGAACCGCGCCCTCCGTAGACTACGAAGAACCGCCACGCTTCCCGGAGCCGTGCTGCCCAGCGCGGAAGCTCGACGTCGCTAGTTGTCTGCCGGGGGCTCAACGTACTTGACCGTGGTCGTGTGCTCGATTGGCCCTCCGTCCTTCCCGACATGTTCAAGCTTCGAGTTCTCTCGCCAATCGTGCGGGAACCGTGCGGCCATAGAGCGCGACCAAACTGATGCTTGGAATGTTGATCCAAACGGCATAATCAAGCAATCTTGTCCCTTTTGCTCCCACCAGTCTTGCGAATATTGCTTTGCGAGCGTAAAGGCTTCAAGAAATTCAGGGTATTCCCGAGTCCAATTCTCTTCCATCGTTGGTCGAGACACTCCAAAAGCGCACGCCATTTGCACAACAGACTTACCGTATTTTCCAAGCTCGATCACCTTCTCGCAATATTCTGGCCTGTACAGCGTTGGTCTACCTGCTGGCATAAATCTCCCTTTTATTTCCATGAAAGCAATCTCCTCCCCATCAGAAGGAGATTGTCAGTTTCTCACAGAATCGGAGTCTTCGCTTTCGGTCCCTTCAGCAGAATCGCGGGCTCGATGAACTGCTCATCAGCACCGATAGCCCGATTCTTTCCCAGATTCGCATCCCATCGCCAAATGCGCCGAATCTTTGCGGCCTTGACGCGCCTGCATAGCGCGATGATGTCCGGGAGCTTCTCGGCACC